CCATTATACAGACTATTCAGAGCTATTATTATTTAGCAATCCGTCTTTTAACATCTTTGAAAGTTCACTTGTAGAACCTACAAAGAGTGCGTTGTTCGTAACAGTGCTTTGTTTTTTTGGATTGTCTTCTTCTATATCTTTTACTTTCTTATGCAAATCTGCTAACTTATCAGTGGTATCTGCAACTGATTTTATAAGTTGTCCAGCAACTTCGTATGCTCTTGGACTTGCAGTTTCACCTGCGACTTCCATAATACCATTGATTGCTTCTTGACCTTTTTCAATTAGTGAATATAAATTACCTCTTGTGTAATCATAATCTTTCTTAACTTCATCTACTTTGGTTACTTCATCTGCTTTTACAATAGCATCAACTTCAACACTACCATCAGTGTTGAAAGTATCATTCAATGAATCGTAACCTTTTGCCATTAGATATCTACTCCCCTATTAGGTGCAAACTCTTTTCCATCACCAAAGAATGTGCTTGTTTCTGTAAATCCAAAATCATCACCTGGTTCAATAAATGGAGTATCATCAGTATCTATAACATTATCTTCGTTATAGTCCTGCTTTGGTTTTGGCACAACAGTATATCTTTGCTCTCTTTTTGCAGTTCTTGTATTTGTATCTGAATAGTAATCCAATTGAACTTTTTTGATAAGTCCGTCTGGAGTTCTCGCAATGTGATTGAAGAAGAATGTTTTTGCTGTAAATGTTAAAGTGTATATTAATGCTCTTCTTGTTGCAAAATCACCTTCATAATCATCTTGTTGTGCTATATTTGTAAGAACCATTGGAATATCTCTTTTTTCTCCAATAGACTTTACTAAGTCGATTGATATATTGAAACCTGGTTGAAAAAATGGTAATATTTGTTCTAAAATTTGTAATCCATCATCTTGTTGTTTGACCAAAATATTTAAATCAAATCCAAGATTATATGGAACTGGCATAAACACCTTTTTCATTTTATCACCATCATCACTATCTAATGCCTTAAATGTTTGTGTTATACCTGCTTTTCTTGTAGAGTCGTAAGATATATTTGTAATCTCAAAAGACATTCTTGGTAATGTAATTTGAGTTGCTTTATTTAATTCTGCTTGTTGCGTAATTCTTGCTAAAAACTTTTGTCTTGGTCCATATGCAATTGGAACTTTAATATCTGATATTACATTACCTGCTCCATCATCATGACGCACATGAATATCATTAAACAGTGTGCCAAAAGCGATAACTGTTTTTCTTATAATTTGATGATAAAAATAATTACCTAACATTAAAAACTACCAAATGGATTTGACTCAGTGAAGTCTATGATTAAGTCTGCTTCTGACTCAAATATGTCCCCTTCATTATATTTATCGTCTGTATCATCATCGAAAATAGATAAACTGAATACAGCACCTGATGTAAGACCTTTAATATCTTCACCAGGAAAGAATGATGTCGTTGTTGTACCGATTCCAACATTACCAACCTGAAGTATTCCAGTATCAACATCCCAACTCTTAACTCTTGCTTGAGTTCCTGAACGCATACCTTGTACTACCTCATTAAATTGATATGTTCCAAGTCCACTTATTGTTTCTGGATCAGAGATTGTAACTGTAGGTGCAGATGTGTAATTTTGTCCAGAATTAGTTACAAATATTGATTTTACTTTATTGAATCCACTGGATACATCAAGACCTATTGATGCAATACCAGTCGCACCTGTTCCACCACCTTCAGTTATTGTGACAGTCGGAGCAGTTCCATAACCAACACCTTCATTAGTCACTGTGAAGCGTATAACACCGTTTCCTGATGTATTTACCGAGCAAGTTGCAGCAGCCCCTGTTCCACCACCACCAGATATGGTAATCGAAGGAGGAGTTACATATCCACCACCTGCATTTGTAATTAGAATCTTTTCTATTGAAGTTACGTTTGCTCTTGTAGTTGTAAATGCTACTGCTCTTGCATTGTCTTGGAATTGACCACTTGGTGATGTACTAATTGAAACTATTGGATTAGATGAGAAACCAGAACCATCATTGTTTAAGAATATTTCACTAATGCCACCAGTTCCAATACCTGCTGATGCGGTAGCAGTTATACCAATACCAACTAATTGAAGGGTTGCAATATAACCAACATCATCAACTTGTGTATCAATCGCATCAATTGAGGTATCAATGACCTCATCCTCATATTCAAATAGTTCACACTTGAGTTTATAAACGTAATTACTTCCTAATTGATAGAATGGTTGTTCATGTTCTACAAATTTAATTTCAAATAATCTTTGCCCTAGTGGAAAAAATACTAAATCACCTTCACGAGGTCGAGATGATAATTCAATATCATCATCTGCCTCCATAAAAGGTGCAATAAATTCTTCAAATCTTTCTTTTGATATGACGAGAGTAACCTCATCTCTTAAACTCATACCAAATTTTGTTAGCACGTCCCCTGCACCAGCATATCCATCGTAATTTTCAACGTATGCTTCAATTAAAAAGTTATCATCAAACTTAGATGCGGTAACTTCTTCAATAATTGTTGACTGATTTACAAACTTTCTTGGAATGAATGTTACATCAATACCATAAATTTTAAGATGCTCATTGACTAAACTTTGTATTAATCTCTGCTCACCTCTTGAACCCTGTAAAAAATGTGGATTTAATGCCATTATTCATCACCCAATAAAGTCAAGAGGGGGAGTCTCATAGTCCATCATCATTCTTGACCTGAGTTCCTCTATCTCTCTAACTCCATCATCATAGATTTCTCTTCCATTTAACTCGATTCCACCTGGTAATTTGGTTCCTCTAAACTTAATTAAGTTCATTCCCCATTGTTTTTTCATCAATGCAACAAAATACCTCTTTACAAACGGGTCATTATAAACTTGTGTATATTCTTCAGGGTCAAGAGCACGAAAACAATCTATGACTATGAATGTGTCTTTAGTTTGTGAACCCCAATCAATATCTAAGTATAATCTATCCTGTCTTTGATTGAATCTTATTTGTTTATCTGTTGTAAGTAAAAAATCTATATCTTCAAGATAAGTTTTTGTCATTGCATATTGTAATAATTCAACTGAATTGAAATAATATAAGTCATTTAAAAATAACTGATACTTAATACTAAACATTCCACCTGAGATAGAACTTGTATCAAATTTAAATATTTTATTTACACCTATAACGTGGTCTGGAACTGCTATGAAATTAGAAGTCTCATAAAAATTACTTGAAACAGTACCTGCACTATTAGTTGATATTCCTGTTGTAGTTACAATTCCAACTCCATCCGTATCTTTTGCTCTTCCTCTGTCTATATCTTCCTGAGTAATCTTATACTTAAGATACATTCTTTCAATACCATTATAATGACGCTCTTGATATAACTGAAGAGTATCATCAAGTGCATCATGTATCTGGTCAGTGTCAAGGTTAATTTCCAATACAGGATAACCCAGTTTACGCAAACCGAAGTTTATAAGTTGTCCTCTACTGTTTGGTACTGCCATTACTCTCCGTGAGATTTGCGATTTCCTCTAAAAGTTCATGCTTTTCTTTCTCATAATCATTTTTTAGAGTTTGGAGTTTCGCCTCCAAAAGAACGTTTTGATTTAATGCTGCTGCTAGTTTTGTATGATATAAGTTCACTAATACATTAACATCTACTTCACTGTTTTGTTGCATTTAGAAAGTTCCTCCATCTAAGGTTGAAGTCCAATGTGGTTTGTTTATATAGACGTTGGTGGCAGCACCTGGTACGGATGCAAGGTTTGCAACTGCACCACTCTGTCCTTCTCTTCTTAAATTATTAGTTGTGTTAAATGTTCCTTCTACACCAATCAAATTGACAGTATTGCCACCTGTTACTGCAGTTTCAACAACACCAAAAGCACCAGTGGTATCTTGTTTTACAATGTCGCCTACTGCCACTGTTATTCCTGCACTTAAAGAACTTAAAGTCACTTTAGTGATTGCAGTTAATACCTGTTTTGAAGTAATAACAGGTGTTTGTGGAGCGTTTGTGGATCTTTGTAAACCAGTATCGTCAAACCAAACAACACCACCTGAAGCAAAGTTACCTGACTGATAGTATATACCTTTTATATCTAAGAAACCTTTTGTACCTGTAACTACACTGTTAGAAATAGTTGCATCAGGAACATAAGTCCATCTACGACTGTCATCTCCATGTGTACCATGATTACCTGTTCCAGCAGTGCTAGAAGCAATGGAACTATCATCCATTCCAAAGAAACCATCAGTTGAGTTTGCAGTTCCAATACCAGTATTATAAGTAAATCCAAGTCCACGGTCAGTATTAGTATCTGTTGCGTGTACGACTGTTATTTCAGTCTGTGTACTAATACCTGCGATTGATGTTCCTTGGAATGTAAGTGTCTTAGTTCCACTATTAATTGCTGTAACTGTTGTAATACCACTCGCAGAGAAACTTGGGTGTAAAAGAGTATCATTAACTTCGATACCTGTTACTTGGTCAACTACAACTCCTGTAGCACCTGATGACATTGCTGTCATTACAGTTCTTGTACTTGTAGTATCACCAACCATCATGATTGGGTCATTAACAGTTGTCTGAGTTGAGTTAACTGTGGTTGTTGTACCATCAACTTGCAAGTTACCTTTAATGATAACATCACCTTCATTACTTAATCCATCTGGATATGGGTCAATGAATATTTTATTTTCAGCACCAGCTAATGAAGCAATAATATTATTTTCAATTCTAATGTTTCCAAGTTTAGAATTTCCACCTTGAACTTCTAAATCTCCATCAAGAAATACTTTAGCAGTACCAAATCTTACATTTGCTCCAGCAAATCTTAACTCATCTGTTCCATTCTCATCATACTCAATAGTTGCATCAGAGGCATCTGTTCCATTTACACCTCCACCAAATCCAAGTTTGGTATCATCTGGAATCATTACCTCACCAGATCCATTTGGATTGAAGATTACGTCACCATCTGTATCGGAGGAAGATAATGTATTACCATCTAAAGTTAAATTATCAACATTCCAGAGATCTATTTTTCTATCACTATCAAGTATAGCAACTATACCACCATCACTGTTTCTTGAGTTTGTTACACCATTTACAGCACCTGGTGTATGCTCCATCATAGAAGTGTAATAATGACCAGCAACTGGATGTACGTTTGTACCGTCATCTCCTAAAAATACTCTGTCTTTATATTGATTTGTTCCACCATATTGACCTACACCAGTCACATATGCCATTTCACCCCAATTCAAACTCGCTGGTTTTGCGGTACCAGATGATCGTTTGATTCTAATAATACTAGCCATTTAGAAATTTCCCCCGTTGATGTCTAAGTTCTGTGCTGCACCTGGAGTCAACTCCAATGTTGCGTCAAATTTTTTCGTCACACCATTAT